GATGGACAAGGGTCGCATTCGTATGCTTAACGGCGGTACGAAGATTGTTGAACCACTCATCTACGGTCAGAACTCAACTGTTGCTTCATACAGCGGTTATGATTCGCTTGCCTTGACCCCACAAGAGGGTATCTCGGCTGCTGAGTTCGATTGGAAGCAGTACGCTGCTTCTATCGCAATCAGCGGTATCGAAGAAGCCAAGAACAACGGCGAACAAGAAATCATCAACCTTTTGGAAGCAAAGATTATGCAGGCTGAAGAGTCCATGCGTGAATCCTTCAACCAGATGTTCTTTGCTGATGGAACTGGCAACAGCGGAAAAGACTGGAACGGCCTTGGAAACTTGGTTGAGACCGGCAACACCGTTGGTGGAATCAACTCAGCAACTTCAGGCAACGAGTTCTGGCGTTCATATGAAGAGAACACCGCAACTGCTTTGACTCTTGCTCAAATGTCAACTGCATACAACAGCGTTTCGGTTGGTAATGACCACCCAGACACTTTGTTGACAACCCAGACGTTGTTTGAGAAGTACGAAGCATTGCTTCAGCCAAACCTCCGTTACACGGACACCAAGACTGCAGATGCTGGATTCCAGAACCTGTTGTTCAAGGCTGCTCCTGTAATGTACGACGTACACTGCACCGCAGGCGTGTTCTACTTCCTCAACAGCAAGTACATCACTTTGGTTGGTCACTCCAACAAGTGGTTCTCGCAGACTGAGTTCATTAAGCCAGAAGACACCGATGCTCGCTATGCGCTCATCATGTGCTACGGCAACCTGACAGTACGTAACCGTGCCAAGCAGGGCAAACTCACGGCAAAGACCGCCTAAGTTAACTAACCTAAAAGGAGAATGAAATGCCACTATTAGCAAATGACACAGACGGTGCTGTAACACGCAAGCGTCTTGAAACATGGGCAGCAAAAGAAGAGAAGGTAACTGTTGTTGCCGCTACTGATGCTGGAACAACACAGTCAGCAGCAACTCTTGCTGGTGCAGCGCAGGTTGTTTACACCATGACCCCAACATCGGGTCGTGCGTTGACAACCCCAACTGGTGCGGAACTTGGTGCAGCGTTTACAGATGAGGGTGTCGGTTCAAGTTTCCGATTCTCAGTTGTAAACCTTGCTGCTTCAACCCATGCAATTACATTGACAGCAGGTGCTTCGGGAGTGACCCTTGTGGGTTCAGCAACCGTTGCAGCAGCATCGTCAGCGTCGTTCGTTGCGGTATTCACTGCAGCAAACACGGTAAGCATTTACCGAGCATAAGTAATCTGAATCGGGGGGTGGAGGCCACACTCCACTCCCCTTTTCTCTAAGGAGAATCATGCCAGTAAAGTATCGAATTCTTGACAGCCATGCGAGTGCAACTCCAAAGGCTGGAACAACAACTTCAACTTACCCAAAACGTAAATCAAGTAAATCATCCAAAAAAATTAAATCATCTAGCAAAGGAATGTACTAATGGCAAATCCAAATCGAATGGTCAGGTCAACTGGTGGGGCTGCACGAAATGCAATCGGCAAGGCTTATGTAAAGCCAAAGATGGCTGGCACATCTGCAGCAGGTGCAGGTAAGCGTGGTATTCGTGACATTGCCAAAGGCGCTGCTCCCAAGGGTCCAGGCAAGGATGGTAAGTACAAGCCAGGCGACATGTTCCGTTCTGGTCGCATTGTGCAACCAAGCGTTGCGCCAGGTAAGTCAAAGTCTAAGCCAAAGATGAACGGCGCTGCTGCAAAAGCAGTTGCCGCTGGTCGTGCAAAAGCAGCAAGTCGTGCAAAGACAAATGCAGCAGGCAGAGGCAAGAGTGCTTCGCAGGATATGAACAAGCGTCCAGTAAAGGCTCTTTACAAGAATAAATAATTGTTAGTTACCTTCGCAGGTAACAAACAAGGCTATTGGTATATGAAAAATGCCAAATTAGCACATTCAATGTACGGACAGCCTGTGGCTGGTATCCGACTTGCCCCGACAGCGGGTGCCAAACTGGCACCACCTTCTGCGCCCTACATTGGGCGCAATCGCTGTATAGCCAACGACGATACCTGTGAAGGTCCGAAGGCACGGGGCACTGATTTCTGTATTGGACATCTACGTTCTAAAGGCGAGGCTAAATGAGCATTACCCTTACACAACTCCGTACACAAGTCAGGAACATGGTTGACTTAGACGAAACCGACCTTCCAGACAGCATTGTTGACCAGTTCGCTCGTGAAGGCTTTCAGCGCATCTACTCACTTGAGCGCAGGTGGCCGTATTTACAGGAGACTTACACATTTAACACGGTTGCTAACCAGCGTGAATACACCATTGCCACCATCGGTGATATTCGAGAAATCATTTCTGTTGTAGATACGAGCACCTCGGGTGCTCGGTTAACTTTGATTCCATATGACAACGCCGAAGAAATTTGGCTTGGGAACACAGATGTTCCCAGCCGACCGTACTTCTTTTCTTTCTGGGATAAGAAGTTGCAGTTGTGGGCTAAGCCTGATGCAATTTACCCAATCACTGTTCGTGCTTATCGTAACCCTGTATATACATGGCTAACGAACACAAGCGAGGCAATTGACCTTGATGAGTGGTTCCATGCACTGCTTCCCTACTTTGTGATTGCAAGGGTCTACCAGCGTCAAGAAGACTCTGATTTGTCTGCCATGTACATGCGTTCATTTGAGGAAGGCGTTGGACTTGCTCGCCGTGACTTGATGAAAGCATCAAGCGCACAGCCAGTTATTATGTCTGCTGGTCGCCAGTATCCAACTATGCGTCGCTGGTTGCAGACGCTTGGGGCGACACTTGGACAATGAGTGCCGTATCTGTTGAACGCTACGACGACTTCACTGGTGGTCTAAACCTTCGGGCTGACCAATTCCAGTTGAAGCGCAATGAGTCACCCGACATGTTAAATGTCGAGGTTGACCCACGTGGTGGTTTGTTTACTCGTGGTGGAATCCGTGAGATAAACTCAACAGCAATTACTGGAACATGGAACCCACACAAACTGTATGCGTTTCCTGGTGCAACACCGCACTTGATGTTGGCTAACCACACAAAGGTGTACAAGTCAACTGGTGGAAACTTTACCACCTTGCAATACTCATCCGGCAATGATGTGACTGCAGCACAAACTCATGGTTCGTGCATGGCTGCATGGGGTAAGACTTTGTATCTAACAACTGGTACCGCAGGTAGTGGTGGTTATTCTTGGATTACCACAGATACATACGCTACTGCTTTGACTGCTTCTGGTTCGTCTCCCCATGCGTGGCAGACTACACCAAGTTCATCAGAACATAAGATGCCAACTGCAGAACACATCATTGTTCATGCGAACAAGATGTTTGTTGCGAACACAACAGAGGCTGGTGTGTCACATCCTAACCGTGTTCGTTGGTCACTTGAATCAATCCCAGACAACTGGGATGAAGATGACTACATTGATTTCGAGGGTGGTGGAGAAGGCATTACTGCTCTTGCTGTTGTTAGCGGCCAACTCGTAGTATTCAAACAAACAGCAATGTTTGTTGTATATGGTTATGACTCGACAGACTTCAGGGTTGTTCAGTTGTCACCACAACTTGGCGCTTTGATGCATGAACATATCGCTGTGGCACCTAACGGTGTTTATTTCTTTTCCCATCCACAGGGATTGTATTTCTACAACGGAACACAAGTAATTGATATTTTTACAAACCTAAAGTCGATGTATCCAGATGGCTACATCAACTCAACAGCAGACGACCAAATAAGTGTTTCTTACGTCAATGAACGTGTTTGGCTTTCAATGCCATTTTCTAAAATAACATCTGTTGACTATCCAGCCATCTCTTTTGTGTACGACCCAACAATTAATAATGGAAGTTATGTTGCACATAAAACAGCAGATGGTTATGGTCTAATCGGTGGAACCGATTGGACTAATGCTTCTGGTGAATCTAAACCATTTATGATTCATCCAGTCCTTCCTCGTGTTGTTGAAGTTGATGTTTACGCAGAAGAAAAAGATTTAATTGCAACCGTTGAATCAAACTTTGATTCATATTACCGAACTGGTTGGGTTGATGGTCGTTCTTATTCAATGAAGAAGATGTGGCGTAGACCAGACTTTGTTGTCAAACAAACAGACACCGCAAGACAAATAAATGTCAAAGTATTTCACAACTTTGAAGAAGCAGTTGGCAACGAAAGAAAAACATTTAATATTTCACTTGAAGCATCTGCCGGTGGAATGCTCTGGGGTGAGGGATACTGGGGTTCTGGTGAATGGGGTGTTCAGGCTGCTGGAGCACAGGTTATTCGTGGCTCTAATCTTGGTTTAGCACGTGCCGTGCAATTGCTGTTTACTGGTCCAATTGGTTTGTTCTGGGGTATTGACAGCATTGCTTACAAATTTAATACACGAAAGGTTACTGGATAATGGCTATTACTATTCCACACAGTTTTACTAACGGAACAATTGCGGAGGCTTCTGAAGTCAATGCAAACATAGATGCAATTGAAAACTATGTTAATGGTTTGTCCGATGGAACAAATATTGATTCATCTGCAATCACTGCAGCAAAACTTGCTATCAATGCTGTAACAACAACCAAGATTGCTGACGGCTCTGTTACTGAAGCAAAGTTAGAAACAAACTTGCTTCAATCTGATTCGGTAATTATTGCAGGGCAGGTGTTTGGGTGAAAGAAGCACTTCACATTCCCGCAATCACTGCATTGTCTTCTGTGGATGCTACGGCTATCCGTCAGATTACCTTGTCTTTGGTTGAGGCAATTGAGGACATCAAGAAAGAGGTGGAGACTCTAAAGAGTCGTCCACAGACCAGTGCGTACACAAGGCAAAGGAACGATAGATAATGGCTTACGACCCAAGTATGTTCGAGGCACGACGTCGTGGACTAATGGAGAATTACTCCACAACTGGTGCTGCGAATCTATACAGCAACTTCCGTACTAGGCAACTTGGAAACAGAAACCTTGCCGACCTGCGTCAAGACTTTGAAAAGGCAGCACCAAGGGTTGTTGCTGCTTACGGTGAAAGGAACTTGAATGCACCAAACATAAAGTCTGGTGCTTTTGCAAGAGCAATGAAAGAGTTTGCACAGAACAGAATCAAGCAGGAATCTCGTGCACAACAGGACTTGGCTCAGGGAGACCAACAATTCAATTTGGGAATGGCTCAACTTGGCTCTGGATACAAAAGTAGTTTGGCAGATTTAGAAGCAGATAAGGCAAGAGAAATTGAGCAGACTGCTGCCGATTTGATGAGACTAAGGAGTGGTTACTAATGGTTAATCCGAACACAATGGGTAAGAGCAAGGTTCGTACATACGAGCCGTTGCTTAATCGCAAACCAGCAGGACAAGTTGTTGCTACCGCACCAAAACCACCCGTTGGCGGTGCCATGACCGCTATGAGTCGTGAACCTGCTTTGAACAGAATTGGTCTAAGTCCGACTGTTGCTCCAACAACATACACAACCAAAGCAATGCGTGACGCTAAAATACAAGAAGAGGTAGATAAACAGTACGGACAAATTTTTGGTGCTGGTTATGGTGGTGCTGGAGTTGGTGGAATACAAACACCCTTTCAGCAAACACTTGGACTTCTTGGCAGTTCCGGTGGAGGTGGAGGTGGTGGTGGTATGACCGCAGCGCAAAAAGCAGCGTTGCTCGGTGCAGAACTTGACCGTGATAAGTTCAACTACAGCAAAGAACAAGACGCTGTTGCTTTGGCAAAACAACAACAAGCACTTCAACAAATGCAGAATCAGTTAAACACTGGTGGGTACCGTGGAAATATTGACAAGTTACTTGAACTTATTTCTGGAATGGAAACAACTGGACAGGGAAATATACAAAGCGCATACGACACCTCTGTTGGGAATATTGGTCAGGGATACGATGCGGCAAGTGGTTTAATGAACACTGGATACAACGCAGTTGATGAATACTTACGGCAGAATCCAAACGACCCATACGCTAATCTAACTGCCTCGACTGTGAACGTAACAAATCCCATGGAACAGTTTTTGCAGGCGTATGGTGTGTCTAGCCCAGATATTCAGGCACAAGTTGCCGCAGAGCAACTTTCCGCCAATCAAGGTTCAAACGCTTACAACGACTTTGTTAAGA